CATCTGGTGGTAGAGCACAGGAAACGACAACAGCACAAGCATGGCAACCTGGAGCAGTAGTTGTTAAAATCCAAAAAGATTTCAGAACAACAACTCTTTCCGAAGCAATTCCTGCTACTGGCAGAGTATCTGTTGAGGCACCAAATACTAATCCAAATAAGATTAGAATTAAATTGGTCAATGGCGATCTTATCCCAGAGAAACTAGATTATGAGCATATTATCAGAATTGATAATGAATTCTTCTATCCAGATAGCATCAATGGTGCAAATGACCCAGTATTTGGTGTAAGACTTCCTAAATCTGTTAGACTAGCTGGTGAGAATAATTTTGATAGATTCTATGGTGGTGGAAATCTAACAACTCATGGTGATTTAAACATCACAAGTGGTAATTTAAGAATGTTTGGTGGCGATGGCACCACAATTGTGTTCAACGTTGCTAACGATGATGGACACTCTGGAGATGGAGCAATTATTGACGAATATACTGGCAAGACTGGTATGTATCTCAACGGATTTGCTAATATCTTTGGTGATCTACTAGTTTATAATCAACAGTGCCAAGAAAATGGAACATGCAATAATGATCTAAACTTTAGAGTCAGAAGACTTGATGGTTCTGTTGAGATGGGATCCAGTCTATATGTCAAGGGCGAGGTAAGAGCTACTGCATCTCCATCAACCAAAATTCTACATATTGATAATCTTGGATCTGCTGGTAATGCAGCGTCGGGACCAAAAGATTTCATCATGTATCAAGATGGATCAGTTGATGCATTTGGTATTACTCAATACTTCACTGCAAATGGTGGCAGAAGATGGACATATGTTTCACAATCTCCAACTGGTATTGGACAAACTGTAGGAAATGCATTGCAACCAAATAATAACTACCTATTGAATCTATCAACTGGTGGTAATATGGTTCTTTACTTACCATCTAACGCTGTAACTGGAGATATTATTAGATTTGTCGAATTGACTGGTAACCTTAGCTACAATACAAATCTTGTAATTAGAGCTCTATCATCAACTACTGATCCAGTTGCAATTCAGGGTGATACAGTTGGATCTAGATTAGTTTCTGGTACTGGAACAACATTATTATCAGCACCTTATAATGGTGGTGAGTTGATTGTTCAGACAAGAAACGCAGCATTTGGTCTTCTATATGTTGGTAATACCGATGCTCCAAATGATCCAAATGCTACAGAAATTCCTTCCAATCTTCGTGGTTGGTGGTTAGTCGAACTATAACTTCAATCCTATGGCACAAAGATACGGTCAATTAAAGACCATGAAAACCGCCAAAATTGGCACGATAATGCCATGGGCGGGAGATGGTAACGATGGTAATCTAGCATCTAATATTCCTCGTGGGTGGGAACTATGTGATGGCGCTGTTTGGCCAGCTAGCAGATATCCACTATTCACTTCTCTTATTGCTAATAGTTATGGGGGAACTGAAATTGGTGGAACTTTTCCACATTATACAGGAACAGTAAAAGTTCCTAATTTGATTGGAAGAGTTATGATGGATTTAGAACCATCAATGTTATTTGATTCTAGATACTATGCTGGACAACAAGATGCTTACAATCAATTGGTTGATTCTGCTGGGCAGTCTTTAGTTGTTGATGATGGATTAACGAAATCAATTCCAACTTTAATATCTGCAGATACAAATATCGTATTCACAATACCATCTGATATAGTTTTTGTCGGTAAAATAACTGGCGGTACAGGTGAAACTAATATTACAATAACACCTCCAACTTTTACCACAACAGTTTATACTATTGGAAGAAAGTTAAGTATTGGACATACTCCATCTCATAATCACCCAGGTGATTATACTTCAGCAACTGGTGGTGGTCCTGGTCCTGAATTATTCGAACCATCAACTTTTACAGTTGGTGGAAGTCAATCTGGAGCTGCAGGTTGTCCAAGTATTAGTTGGCTTAGAGCAGAACGCCCAGCGGATCATGCCAGATGGTGTAGTGGAACTGGATTTGTAACATATTGGGATGACACGACTTTGATTCAAACTAGTGAATTTAGTGAGTTTATAAGCACAGCACAAACTGATTATTCTCAAATTCCACCTTCTACTACAGCGGATTATGTTTATGAAGGATTGAGTGCTTTTACTGATACCTTTACAGCTAAGGCAAAGACAACTCATGCCATGAAAGCATGGACTGGATATTTTCCAAGACCACTAGAAATGTTCGGCACTAGAAATTATTTCGGATATAATACTGGCACAGCAGGCGCACCATTTATTGGACCCACTGGAATCTCTGATGATCCAGAAAATAGACCAGCATTTTCTACAACTGTGTCATTGGTTTCTCAAGCAACAAAGTTTGTTGTGAGTGGTGATATTGGTGCTGATGAAACAAAAATTAGACCATTTATGCTAGTAAAAACCTCTGATCTCTCTGGAACATATTTGGAACCAGGAACACAAGTCGTTGGTATTACTAGATTGGGAACCTCAAATTATACTTATGAAGTTGAGTTGAGTAAAAATATAGGAGGAAGTGGTACTCAAACAAGAACAGTAACTTTTAGAGATGGAACGTATCCGACTACTCTAAGCAATACTCCTTCTACTCAAGATCCTTCTTTGGCAACATTAAGACCACATGATCATGGAACATTTGAATTGACTATGGGAGATGGATTGAAAGGACCAACAACACATCCAGTAAATGATGTAAGCAAAGGTGATCTTCTCGCTGAAACCTTAACTGGTGCTCTAAATATTACAGCAAATATTGCTAATCCATCACAAAATATTGTGTATATTATTAGGGTTTTCTAATGCCAGTACATTACACACGAGAAAGAACTAAGTATGGAACGCTAACTGGTAGCATCATCGTTTGGCCAGTTGAACTAGCGTCCCCAAATAATCCAAATAATATAGATAACGCAAAAGTACTTCCTGCAGGATATTTAAGATGTGATGGATCAAAATATAAAGCTTCGGATTATCCATTACTTGCAGAAGTTTGTGGAACTGGACCAACATGTAAGTTTGCAAAATTAGATCAAAATGGAGATCCTGTAATTACAATTGGTACGGATGAATTTGTCGTACCAGATCTAGGATCTAAATTTCCTAGACCAGTTGCTGGTGGTGACGCTGGAGTTTTTAATAACATAATCGAGCAGACAAAAAACAATACATTCATCAAAAGATCTGGGATGGGTGTTGATATTTCTTCTAATGTTGGATCTGTTGCTACTGTTACATATAGTGGAAGTTTTATTGTTCCTTCACAAACTATTCCATTAAAAGGTAAGCCAAAATGGACGTGGGGAACTAATTCTAGAACTGATCCAGAAGCAGTTGAAAATGCTCAGATTCATCCTCACATGCACTTCAGTAATACCACAAGAGTTAGATTATATAATAAAGGTGGAGCTACTGGTGGCGTTGTTCCTCTACCAGAAAATATTATTAGTGTTACTGATCCATCTTTGAATCCTAGCTATAATGGCACAGCATTTGTTGGATTTGGTAGTGGTACTGGTGAAGCTGGTGGATTTGCTAGTCCTGGTTATGGAACTGGTTATGTTGCTTTTGGTGGAGCTGGTGCATTTTCTGAAGTTAGAAGATATTCGGTTGATTTAACTAATACAAATGGAAATACTTTATTGACAATTACTTCTATTGTTGGTAATGATGCAAATGGTGGAGAAAGACCAAATAATCCTGGAGAAGGAATATATGTTATTTGGCCAGATGGATCAAAAAGTTCTGGTCCTCTTTTGCCAGCAAGACAAGAATCTGGATTAGGATTGAGTAGCTATGATTCTCAGTATGCTAACTGGAGAGACCAGAGTTTAACAATACCTGAGCAGTATAGAACTGGAACTTTTAGAATTACACTAGAGCAAATTGTTCGAGCAAGAGGAACTGATGAAAATGGTAATCCTACATTAAACATACCAACTGATCCTGCTGGAAATGAACAAAATGCTGAAACTATAGCTCTTAACGTGCCAAACGCATTCGATATGGCGGGAGTCGTTAGAATTGGTTTATCTGGTGGATTTACAAATGATCCAACATTAAGTGGAAATCTAAATGACACTCCAGCTGGAATTAACTACTTTAAATCTGCTAGTACAATTAATATAACTTCTTGGTTGAATGCTACAAAAGCGAGAGATCCAAATAATAATTCTCCTGGTAGCGGACAACCTGCTTGTTGGGCTATGGCATCTGGAAACCTTGCTGGAACAGAGGTTCAAGATACAAATCCAGCTGTTGTTGCAACAGAAGTTATACAACGATATAACTTCTGTAACACTGGTTGTTCCTTTGATGATTTACGATGCTATTGCTTATTGAAGGATGGAGTTTCGTATGATTTAACTCAGAATTGGTTTGGTATTGAAGGAACACGATATAATGATTATACTTCTTTTGCTGGTAGTTGTGGTGCTTTTGGATTTGGTGTATGCGATCGTTGTCCATGGCCAAATACTGGAACGGCAAAGGAAACTTTTAGATATCCAGCGGCAGAATTTCCAGTCGATTGGAAAGGTCTTCCTTTAGATGATGTTCTACCTATAAACTCATATATCACATCATCAGAAGTTTATCCACAGGCAACTAATGTTTATTCTGAAGTTCAGGAAGTTGATTTAGATGGAGATCCAACAATACATGATCATAAAATTGAAGTTACTAGAGGAACTCCAGTTTTCTCCATCGTCACTAATGCTACTTTGATTGAACCAGACAATCTAAATACTACGTTACAGCTAACTCCATCTACTATAGCATCTATAGATGTAGCTACATCACCATTTATTGTTGTTGAATATTTAATAAAAACTTAGTATAAACATGCCAGCACAGAATCCGATCTATAGAAATAAGAGGAAACATTATTATCAGGAAGTTGGTCCTGATATGGTTTCTGTTGGTAGTATTATTAATGTTCTTAAAACTAAACCAAACAAAAAATCTTTTGATTCAGAATTTATACCATCTCAAACTCCTTTGAACGGTGCCACATATTATTCTACGCAAACTGGAAATGCACAACCAGAAAATAACCCAGATTACCAGTATTATGGTTATCTTTATTGCGATGGTTCGGAATATAATATAAGCGATTATCCTTTATTATATTCTATAATTGGAAATGATTATGGAGGAACTCCAAGATCTGATATAACTAGAGATAATGTTTTTCAATTTTGGCCTGATCCAACGATGGGAACATTTAAAGTTCCTGATCTTCTTGCTAAAAAATTAGTTGGATATGGACCAGTCTATGGATCTGGAACTCCAACGATTGGTAATGTTGAGATGGCAGTACGAGCTACTGGCGGATCTTGGTATTTTTCTAAAGATACACAAAAAGGTTATTTTGATCTTGGTAATATAAGAACAACTGGATATACTGATGTTATTGGAACGATTCCAGGTAGTATTATAGGACAACAAGAAGTTAAAGTTCTTCTTGGCGATTCTGATTTAGATGGTGTGCCACAGCACAATCATTATTTGCTGCACTCAGAAGCACCTGCAATTCAAGGATTCCCATCTGGAGGAAATGAAGATCCATACTTATCAAGTTATAGAAATAGAAGTGGAAGACTTGCTGGATTTTCTCCTCCAAATGGATTGAAATTGACTCACTCTCATGCTTTGAGTAAAAGGAGAATTCCAGGAACCAATGTTTCTAGTTATGACATATACAATTGGCAAGGTGGAGACTCTGGTCCTGGTAGCATTAAAACAAATGGAAATTATTATGGATCTGGTCCTTCTGGAAGATTTATTGATGTAACTGAAACAGATCAACCTTTATCAAAAACATTTGTCGAGAGTTCTGTCGTTGGCGGAAGAACAGTTACAATTGGTGGAACACCAATTTATGAGACTTTTAATTACATATATGCCAATCCAGGAACACAAACGTTTTCAATTCCAGCTGGAGTTACTGCACTAGAAATTGAAGCATATGGTGCAGGAGGATCTGGAGGAGTTTGGACTACTGCTGGTGCTAATGGTGGAGATACTGTTGTAACTTTAGGTAGTAGTTCTAATTTGGTTGTTACTGCTAGTGGTGGTAGAGGAGGCGGTGGGGTTCCAGAAAATGTAGTTCCTGGCAGTGGTCCTTATTTGGAGTCTGGTGGTGCTGGAGGAAACGGTGGAGCACTTACTTATTCTGGAACATATGCCAATGCGATAACCATTATCAATAGTAGGCAAACTACAGAGATAGTTGGTGGTCAAGGTGCTTCTGGTAAATTTTGGAATGCCGTTTATACTGGACCTCCAACAGCACCATTTACACAAACAAATACTCCATGGGAAGGTCAGCCAGGATCTTCTGGACTTTACGGTTCTGGGAGCCAAGGAAGATTTCTTGCAGTTGCAGCTCAATTAGATAGAGAAGTTGCAACCGTATCATATCCAAATATAGGTTCTTTTCAATTAGCAAGTTTCGACGCATCAAAATATAAAATTACAGCCGCATACATTGACATGTATGGTGCTAGAGGTGCCAATTGTGATAATTATGGTGGAGCATATACAACTGGAGTTGGTCAATATAGTACAAATGCTGGCGGTTGTGTAACTGGAAGAGGAAATGCTGGAAAATTTTTCAGATTATCTGTAAGACCAGATGGTAATGGCGTAATTGGTGGATCTTTTACTGCTTATCCTGGCCAGGGCGGTAGAAATAGTAGAGGAACTGCTTCATCAACTTATGATGCAACTGGAACTGGTGGTCCTGGTGGTGCTGGATACTTGCAAAATGGTGGTGGTGGTGCAGCATCAACAATTCTTTTTACTGCTTCAGGTCAATTAGTTGCTGGTGCTGGAGGTGGCGGCGGTGGTGGCGGCGCGGGTGAAGGAGCTTGTGGTGATGATGCAACTGGTAATGCCATTAATGATGGTGTTCAAGGAGTAAATGAATCATTATTTACTGGTGCTGGTGGAGCTGGAGGAAACTACGGATGTACTGGTGGCGGAGGCGGCGGAGGCGGCGGTGGCGTCGGAACATCTGCACAAACTGGAAATGCTCAAGGCGGCGGTGATGGTGCTGGATCTGCTGGTGGTCCTGGCGGCGGTGGCGGTGGTGCTGGCGGTCACGGTGGTGGATATGGTGGTGCTAGAGGACTGAGTAGTTATAGAACAAATTATTTTGACCTTGTTTCCAGTGGTGATTCAATTTACGCAGATGGTAGAGTTGTAGGTACTGTTCGTGAAAACAGAAGTTTTTGGTCTTCAGCAGCTGGTGGCGGCGGCGCTGGTGCTTATACAAAGTTTGAAATTCCACAATCAGTTTTAACAGCATCTGCTGCATCTTCTGTTACAATTACTGTCGGAACTGGAGCACCTGGAGTTACGGCAAGTCTTAATAGATTTGTAACTGGCAATGGATATACTTGGAACGAGGTAGCAAATGCCACAACGTCAGATCAAGCATCAAACGGATATGTAAAATTAGTTACAAAAAAATTATTAGGTGAAAGTGGTGGAAATAGTGATTTAACAGTTGGTGATATTGTTATCAAAGCATCTAGCGGAATCGAAATTTATAGTAGTGGAACTGGAATTGGAACTGCTGGTGGTTTTAAATTACCAACTACACAACCACCAGTTGTTCAAATTCTTGCTCAAGGACAGCAAACTGGTTCTGGAGCAACTGCTTCTTGCACAGTTTCTGGATCAGTTGTTACTGGTGTTTCTCTTGGAAATGGGGGAACTGGATATGTTTCAGCTCCAACTGTTAGATTTTTAGGTGGAGCAGGAGCTGGAACTAAAGCAATAACAGAAATAAATTCAAGTGGTGTTGTAACGAGTATTAGTCTGGTTGCTGGTAGCTCTACTGCATACACTAGATATGTTAAATTCGGTGGTCCAGAACTTGAAAGGTTTATTGTTGTCACTGGTGTAGATACAACAACTGTTAAAGAGTTTGGAGTCAAATGTGCCAGAGGAAACAATATTAATGGTGGAGAAAGACCAGATGATAGTGGTGACGAACTGCTTCTTTATTACAATACAGATTCAACTCTCAATTTTCCAGAAAGCAATTTTATTGGAATATTAGTTCCAAGACCATCTGATGATAATATTGCAAATAATTATGATGGAACTGGTACTGGCAACACCGCAACTTTATGGTATACCTATACTTTAAATCTTCCAGAAGATGCTAGAGCTCCTGGAACTAGATTTAAAATTGTTCAAAGAAGAATAACGGCAAACGTGTCTAATGATAATGGTGGCAATAATGATCATTATGGAATTTGTGAATTTCTTTATTATTATGATTTTGCAACAGAACAAAGATTTATATCAACCCCAGGTGAAATCTCTGCAAGTTCGCGTGAATTGGTTTATATTATTGAGGGAGCACAAAATTCTCCATACACTGCTGGTATTGAAGTAAATGATATGACATTTACTCTTACTGCTGGTACGCCATTGAATCCAACACCAGCGTTAGATCCAGTTAGAAGCATACCATTAGTGGAACCATATGCCTTGACTAAATACTTGATAAAGGCATTCTAACCTAAAATCATGAGTATCGTAACGGAATCTTATGTTCCTAAACTAATTTTACAATTGAACTCAATTCAAAAAATTGTAAATTATAAGGGAATCGAAAGAGAAATAACTCACACTTACTGGACGGAACATATTGGTCCCCTGTTATATCCAAACTGGGATACTGATAAGGATAAGTTAATCCAGTTAAATTATTATGATACTGGAGCTTTTCATGCCAAAAGAAGAAAATTTGTAAAGAATTTTACTACAAATGAGTATGAGTGGAAAGATTATGAAATGGAATCCCCAGATATTGAAGAGGGGAAAGTAATTTTTGAAAAATTGAAAGAAGCTTTCTATCTAATGGATAGCATTGAGAAGGAAAGTTTTCAAAAAGATTTGGCAGATGCATATTATGAAGCAAGAAATATTAGTTGGTTCGGAATTCGCCTAGTTAGAAACTTTTTACTTGAAGATTCAGATTGGACCATGTTGCCAGACACTCCAGTGTCTGAAGAAGACAAACCTTTGTGGATCAAATATAGACAAGCACTGCGAAACATCCCACAAGTTGAAGAATTTAATGAACCAATTGATGTTCGCTTTCCCATGTCTCCATTTGATTGGATGATATTCTATAAAGATAATTCTCCAGACAAATCGGAATATCTGGAATCCACGGATCATTATATTAAGTTGTCTGGTTATTATATTAATAATTTTAGAGAAAGAATCGTTAAGTATTTGATGCTAAGACAATCTGTTGCTAATCCACTAAATTATAAAGCATACAGAGATTATCTAACAGCTCCTAACAAGAATAGTCCTTGGTCTGAAGATCAATCAGAAGAAGCAGTTGATAATCTATTGATGCAAATAGCAGAAATGGAGGAAAATAACTCATGATTGAAATTTTTAATTCTCTAGATATACTTGATATTCTTTACGATAGTTCTGAAAAAAATAATTGTGTGTATGTATATTTCACAAATACAAAACTAGATCTATGTGAAGACACTGAATTAAAGCAAAGAGTTTATGAATATTATGAAGAATTTCTACCAGAAGATCTAACTTTGATAATTAAAACTGGTAAAGATAATATCATCAAATTTTCTACTCCAGATTCTGCTATAATTAATGCTAGATCCTGGTTCCCTACAAAAGAACAGTTAGGAGATCTTTCTGACGAATATTATTTTCACTGTCGTGTTGTAGATGCGGATAGCGTAATTTATGAAAATTAAAATTTATACATCCCCTGGATGTTCTTACTGTGCTCATTTAAAAACTTTACTCAAAAGAGCAAATCTTGAATGGACAGAATACGTGGTTGGACAAGATATTCCTGTTGATCAATTCATGGCAGAATATCCACAAGTAAAGGGAGCTCCTTTTACTGTGATTGATGGTAGGCAATATCAAACTGTTGCAGATGTTGCAGTAATGTTATTAAAAGAAGGATTAGTAACAGCACCAAAACGAGATTAATTATAATTTTATTATTATGGAAACAAAAATTATTAAGTTGATTACGGGTGAAGAAGTAATCTGTAAAGTCAGTCATTCATATGATGTTGATAATAACATCATAGGATTCAAGTTTCACTTTCCTTACAAGATTATTGTCATTCCAAATCCAGATGAAAATGGACAAACAAAATTTGATGTGAATTATCTTGCATGGATGGGAGCATCAGCTGATACAGAATTTGATGTGTCTTTCTCTTCTGTGGTTTCTATTGGATCGCCACTACCAGAAGTAGAAGATCTTTACATGGAAAGATATACAGAATATTTGGGTGATCTGAAAGAAAAAGAATGAATTCTACAAATCCATTAACTGTATGGGCAAAAGCAACGCTGCCAAATGGTACAATTGATAAAATCTCTGCATATATTGATACATTAGAATGCAATTGGGAAGAGGGAAAGGTTAGAAATAATGAAAAGAATACACAGTCATTTAATGATAATGTGCGAGACTGCAGAGTATCTGTGTTGAACGATGATTACGTCAATAATTTTATTTTTTCTGAACTAATCAAAGCAAATAATTCTCTTTGGAGATTTTCTATTAATAGTATGGTTCCTATTCAGTATATCGTTTATGAAACCAATCAACATTACACTTGGCATACAGATTGGATGCAATTTGAAAATGGTAGTATTAGAAAATTGTCGATGAGTTTAATGTTAAATCAAGTTGGGATTGATTACGAAGGTGGATCTTTTGAGTTTCAATCACTGCATGGAGAAAAACCAGAGACCGAAACTATGGAATTGAACAAAGGAGATATGCTTGTCTTTCCATCATTAATTAGCCATAGAGTTTTACCAGTAATTTCTGGTATTCGTAAAGTCTTGGTTGGATGGGCATGTGGTCCAATGTGGTCTTGACAGAATTATCTAATTCATTTAAAATCTATCAGATATTTTTAAATTGCGAATGAAAGTCCCCACACAGTATGACCTGACACATCTTCAACTTCAAGCAATCATTCGGGATAATAACATTCCAGACACAGAACTGAAGTATATTGGTGAGCGTGTTTATCCTGAGCATTTCAAAGGTCATCCAGAATTTCATGGGATGCTGATGCACTGGTATCTGATCGGTGGTGAGCACGAGGTTCCTGTGTGCGACATCGGTTCTGTGGATTGTATGGACGATTGAAAAACTGTCACATGGGGTCTTCGGACCCCTTTCTCATGCCCTATACTATTCTCATCAACAGCGAACCGCATGACCCTCACTCTTCGCCCTCACCAGCAGCGTATGCTTGACGCTCTGCTGACCGCCTCTCTGGGTCGCCTGACCTGCC